TCAACTCAGAATTGAGTTGATGTAATTCTCGAAACTGTCCACAGATTTATTTTCGAGTTTTTCACTTATATGAGCGTATACGTCAGAAGTTATGCTTATGTTTTTATGTCCCAATCTTTCTTGGATGAACTTCATGCTCTGGCCAGCTTCTAATAGAAGAACGGCATGAGTATGTCTTAATCCATGGATTGGGATATTTTCTATTTCAGCCTTTTTCAATATTCTTTTAAGAGCATTGAAGAGGGAGGATTTTGGTAAAGGATCACCTTTTTCTCTGCAGAAAACAAGGTCTAGATCATGATCATATATCTCATTAAAGACCATTTTGTTATCGTTGATCCACTTCATATGAGCGTGAAGTTCCTTTGCAAAAGACTCAGTAATTTTGATTGTTCGTTCGGAGTGATATGTTTTTGTATTTCCGAATACTTCTTCACCAGGATCTCTTTGGAAATCCAGTGATTTATTTATAGTTATTGTTCGATTCTTTAGATCGATATCTTTTCGTTGAAGCGCAGCAGCTTCACCTTTTCTCATTCCAGTTTCAATCAAAGTCTTAAAGTAAATGTAATAGATATAGTTGTCCTGACGAGCTATTTTTAAGAACTTTCCAATGTCCTCAGAGTTGATATATTCCAAACTGTGTTTGGATTTGGATCGATTTTTTTTTGGTAATACTACTCCATCACATGGATTTGAAGAAATCTTCTTAAGTGGTCTAACTGCCATTGACAATGCATGATACATAGTACCGTGTATAATCTCAATAGTCCTTGTGCTATACTTGCCTGATTCTTCAAGTGTGTTTATAAATTTTTGATATCTTATTGGCGTAATGTCTTTTAGTTTAATCTCTTTGAAGTAGGGGAGAATTTTTTTCTCAACATTTCTTTGATGAATATTGTAAGTGTTTTTTGCAACCTTTCCTTTTTTATAAACTTCTAACCATTCAATAAGAAAATGTTTTAAAGATGTTTCTCCACCTCCAACCTCTATATCACTTCTAAGTAATTCCTCGTGTTTGGAAGCAGCAAATTGTGCTTCTTTTTTTGTGCTAAATCCACCTTTAGAAAGCTCTGTTACTTCTTGTGTTACAGGATCCTTATATTTAATTCTATACTGCCATGTCGTACCTCTTTTACGGAAACTTGCCAATAAAATGCCACCTTTCGATTTTAATTATGATAGAGAGCCCTGAATGAACTCTCTAATGTAATTTACTATAATAAATTCACTTGTAATGAGATCAATCGGTTAGAATATGTCATCTATTCACCTCCTTTAAAAACATTAAATTTAGATCCAAATATCATCTGATGTATCTAAAGAACGAATTTTTTCTCTTAAGCGTGGTTTGCCAAAAGCAATCGTTTCTTCATTAATTCGATTTTCCTCTTCGATTAAAGTGTTGAGGACTCTCAATAATGCTTTCTCATCTAAATTGTATGGACTGATGTCTTTAAAGAAATGAGCAAAGAATAAAAAGAACTCTTTTTTGCTTTTCATAGCCTCGGTACAATTGTATAAACCCTCAGCGATATTAAATCCATAGTAGCCCGTATCTAAAGCTGATTTTAAGTTGTCGGATATACGATCTATTCTATCAATGAGAATTTCTTCATGGTTTTGTTCTTCTTCTATATAGTCTATAACTTCCTGAGGCACATAGTCAGGATTGTTTTGAGCCTCTTGATTTTCCTCTTCGATTTTTCTTTCTTGTTCTTCTTCCCAATGCATTTCAATTTCTTCTTCTAAAGAAGGGCTGATATTGAAATGTTTTAGAGCTGGTTTAATTTCTTCTTCGGGTAGACCTAGAATACGAAACATTTTCATCAATGTAGTATAGTCCGGTTTTTTGTTGTGGCCATTCTCGATTTGACTAACATAAGCTCTGTTCTTGCCTAATTTTTCGGATAATTTTGTTGAGCTAATATTCTTAACAGCTCTTCTAATTCTAATAAAATCTTTTAGTTCATTTGTATTTTTATAAGTGCTGGTATTTGTCATGTGTTTCACCTCGTAGAAAGTATAGCATGGGTTTCGTGTGACCGCAACATGAAACATTCCATGCTACATTAATTCGTGTATTACAAAAAAACGAAATTTTTATTGTTTCATATGAAACATTGTAGTATGATAATTATAGAAGATACTACAATGTTCTTTGACAACTGAATAACCCACAAAGAAAAATTTACATCTAGTTGGAATATAGGTGGATTATATAGAGGAAACTAGGGGGATATTGGATTGAGCAAATTGAAAGCATTCATCAAAAGCAAGTGTGAAGACGATTCTTCAATGGCTATGAAACTAGCTAAGATAGCGGGCTATACAGACAGAAGTGGTTTTTACCGATTTCTAAATGACCGCAGAAAAGAAACAACTGATATTCAAAGCATCATAGATATTGTTAAAGAAATTGATCCAGGCAAAGAAATGGAAATGATGAGTGAATACATACCAACGCTCGATCCAGGAAAGCAATGCTCAAGACAAGCGTTAGAATACTTTTCTGTTAACGCTGAAATTGAAAAGCTTGATACTCACATCGAGAATATCCTTAACAACACAGCTAACATTAAAAGTCTAGAGTGGGCTAAGACTTACAAAGCACAAAGGGATGCTGAAAAAGGTCTTGTAAATTCTGAAGATTTGGTCAGGTTACTAGGGAGTTTCAAATTAAAAACAGACGAGATGAAAGTTTACAGTCGAATCATTCCGATGTATTTCGCATTATGGAATAACCAATTTAACAGACTTGATTCGTTGTCAGAAGACGTTGTGATTGAAAGTTTAGAAGAGTCATATGTTAAGCAATCGTTCCACAGCCGATTGATGTTACTCTTAGCTAACTGTTCACTAAGGCAGAATAAGCTGGAAAGAGTGCTCCATTATTCAAGCTATGGAATACTCAACTCCAACGTAAAAAGAATTACAGCCTACTCGTATTTAGCACAAGGTAACTCTCAAATGTTTACAGACTACGATTCAAGTAAAAAATGTTTTCTCTTTGCATTAGAACATTCAACTGAGAACAGAGAGAGATCAATCCAAGCTCTAAGAAGTTTGTGCTTCCTTGAAAATTTATGGGGAAAAGAAAACAAATGGTTACATCATGACTCAGAGGAAATTAGTGACCGACAAGAGGTTGCCCACAGCTACATTCGCAAAGGTGAAATGTCAATCGCTAAATCGATTCTAGAAGCACTAGAAGCCGAGGAACATGATGACAACCAGTTAGGTATGCATATGTATCTAAAAGGGCTTGCGTATGGCTCAGACGGCTATTTCTATAAGTCTATTAAGCATTTTAAATTAAGTGGTGATAAGTTCTCTGCTAACTTGCCATTGCTTGAACTTGAAAAGTTAGGTACAGATAAACTTATTCTCGAAGTATTGGCAGTTTAAAATGAATGATTCACCTGAAGGGAGGTGAAAAAATGAAAAAAGTATTTGCACTAACTATTGTAGCAGCTGCAATTTTCTTCGGAGGAGTTGTTACAGGTACACAAATTAACTCTGCTTCTGATTTCAACACAGCAGGATTTGGGCATGGTGCTTAATTAAATGCTTTACATATTAGAAAGGTGGGGAGATTGAATCCCTGCCTTTTTGATATATCAAGAAATGACCTGAAAAGGAGAACTTGAAATGATTTTAAATCTAACTTGTACGTGTGGAAACGAAGTGGAGTTTAATAAAGAACAGAAGTTTCATAGTGAACTTTCTGATTATGAATTTGGCCATCATGAGATTCATCTATCATTCGATTCTGAAATTGGCGGTATTGATGAAATAGGTGAAGAAGATTTTACAGAAAGCGATCTTTATGTGAAGGGTGAACAAATGGTCTTAACTTGTAACCGATGTAATTCGTCTTTAACTATCAAGAAATCTTAATGGAGGAAGGAGGGAGCGATTGGGTAAATTCAGAAGCATGGCTATCGCAAGCATGGCAGAGGATCTTGGGTTTAAAACAGAATTAAAAAACAACGGTACATATTATAACCCTGAATTGAATGCGCTGCTGATCACTAATGGATTTGTAGCTGATTTAGTGAAATTAAACTATTTCGAGTCAGCGATCATCAAAATGCCTTATAGGATAAATAAAGGTGTGTGTAAAAAAATTCTCTACAGAGAGTCAACGACTAATCTAAGAAAAGACATAGGTGTAATGATCAGAAGTATGAACTCATTCACTTCTGACGGATATCACAGAATGAACATAATTAAATGGAATGAAGAAGGCGATTCATTAATCGTTGCAAGTGAATACTGTCCTGAGGCGACCATACATATTGATTTAATTGAAAGCAGCAAGTTGAAATACATAAGGGAATTAGAAGTGGGTAAAACAACTCTTTTATGCAAATTAGATTGTGATGAAGAACGGAGAGTTGTTGTTCTTCATGCTAAATAATTACCATTATTACACCGATCTAATATTTAAGAATGAGAAGGACGCTGAGATACAGTTTCTTCAGAATAATCAATATGCCCTTGAAATTGGTTTGAGTAAATCTAACGAGGCGTTAAAACACTTTGAGAATCAAATTGCAATGCTCACGGATTTTATAGCGGAGTTAGGGTTAGATGAGAAATACATAAAGTACATGTACGAAATTGCAACAGAACATAGCGATAGCAGCTGCAGAAAGACAGCGAGATATTACATAGATATTATTACTGAAAAGCATGGGAGCGATAATTATAAAAATTGAAATTTTAAAACCAGGAAAACAATTCAAAAATTATAAAGTTATGTGCCAAGAATTAGGCATCGAAGTTAAAAAATCATCTAACACAAAAAACGCACAATTTAAAGAACTTGACAGATACTGCACTTACAACAAAATCGGGCATTCAATTATCATTGACCAAGTCTATGAAACTCCTCTTGAAAAGAGGAAACGAAAGGGTAATAACACAGTATATGGCGACATCATGCAAGTATTAATTCTCGATATGTTAGCTCAGAAAAAAGATAGCGGAAAACTGGTAATCAGCAAAAGTAAGCTTTTAAGAGAACTTAACCTTGTGAATTTGAACTATAGTCATTGCTTTAAAAGAAAGACAGCTTTATCAAAATTTGCTGGAATTGAAAAAGAGACTGTAAAAGATTTTTATGATACAACCAACATCTCATTCATCTGCGCAATTGAAACAGCTTTAAAGACATTACAAAATAAAAGATTAATCATTTACAACACTACAACAAAAGTAAGTAAAAATGGAATACATAGCATAGCTTCACCAGACGAAGAACGTTTAATCTTGGCTTGTGAAAGAAAAGTAATGCTTTCACTAGGCTATACGGATCTCAGAAAGTTGAGAATCTCAAAAGACTGGGATGCATTCAGTGAGAAATCCAAAAAACTACTAAGAGAGATTGGGAATATTGAATACTATTATTCTGCATACTGTATTACACCGAACGATGAACACCTAAAAGATGAAATGGATCACCTTTTATCGAAGTTGGATAGATTACGTTATAAGAGTGAATTAAATAAAAAAGCTTGCAACAAATTAAATGTTAATGGCACTAAAAGACATAGTGGAAATGGAACGTTACAAAAAGTATTTAGGAAAGAGTGGAAGTATCCTCAAGACATTAAAACGTTGATCGACATTGTAATAGCGGATACTGCTACTCTTATCTCTCAAGAAATTCTTGATTTAGAAGAACGTAGTCATTTGGACTTTGATATTGAATACAGTTTCCCATCAAGTCTTTAAAATTTTGACCGTTTAAACTCAATATATATAAATATAAGCTCAAATGTTCAAATGGTTATTTTTCCACTTTACATATTAGAGAAAAACATTCTTTAAAAGGAAAAACAAAACCTCAATCACAGTCTGAAGGGGGTATGGGGGATGGTTGGCTGCATGATAGAGAATTTGGAACGTAGTGGAAAATTGTCTATCTAAAGCATCCCCCATGTATTACATAAACACTCACATGCAAAAGAGCAGTTGCACAAAGCAAGCTTTGTACACCTTCTCATCATGATTAACAAGTTAATCATTCTTCGTGATAGAAATAACAAATTGGAGGAGATTCATTGAAATCAAACTTATCAAAGCAAGTATACATTTACTCATTAGACACATCAGCATTTTTTACACCAGAGGAACAGGTCATCAATAATGAAAATCTTAGCTTGACTTACTTCGTTGAATTTTTGAAAGAAGTCAAAAGTAGCAATGCTAGTCTAAGCGTAATGGATACAATTGAACTAACAGAGAAGCAAGAAGGAGAAATGAAAAAACATCAGCCTGCCAAAAAAATAATTACTGATTATGTTGATTCCTTGAAGATAGTTGCCAAAAAGGAGCTGGAAGGTTCAGAAGAAAAGCAGCTGAAGAATATAGAAGTGTTGGAGGATGAAGGTCTTACTAGAAGAAAGATTGTTAAATTATGTGGGATTGCTAATCTTATTAAAAACCAGAATAAGAAGAAAATGAAAAAATTAATGGCTGACTTTAAAAAGACAAGGGAACTCAATCACGATGCAATCAGATACAAGAATACTGGAGATATCAATATTAACAAGGTTATTGGCATTTTTGAATCAACCTTAACTAGAACATTAGGGATTGAAACAGAAAACGAACAACCTTCAGATGAAATTATTATTGTTGAAAGTTTTTATGAAGAAGTTTTCGGCAGTCTGATCCAAAAAGGGTTTAAGTTCAATAAAAATCAATACGATTATTATGCTTCATCTGCTGGACAGATTCGTGATAAGAAAGGTGTTTTCATCAAGAAGTCATCGCTAAAAAAGCACAAAACAACCTTAATGTGCGGACTCGATGAAAAGTTGATCAACTCTAAAGGAGGCATGAATATCAATAAATGGAATGCTTATCTCGCCCTAAGCAATAGTGCTAGTTCTGTATGGGAAGGCTTCGATATTGATAAAGCTATAGTTGTTCCAGATTTCGAGAATGAAATTGAAGGAAGCTTTGACTATATTGATCGCAATACATATGAAATAACTCGGAAGAAGATGACTATTCCAGTCGATCAGACTGATGGTTGCGGAATGATATTGCCAACTGTTGCAGATAAACCATTTCAATTCAGAGCACCATTTATGAAGGGGATGCTAGTACCTTTCGATTTCAAACAGTTTGCAAAAGAGCATGGTAAATCAATTATAAAAGACATTGATGGTCGTGAATGGGATGTGCTGGTAGACGATATTCACATGATCCTTACAAAGTCTCAATTTAAAATGTGGAGCTATTATGGCAACGAAAGTGAAAGTAAGTGGGATCACTACAAACGCTGTTTCAAGGAATATAATTGTGAAGCATCCAAACTAAATGAGGAAGAGGAGAACTTAAAGACAAGTAAGCTTAACTATCAAATGCTTCAAACCTTAACAGACATCACAGACAGCGAAATGACAAGATTAACAAAACTTACGATTAATGAGATCAAAACACTTTATCAGAGCACTGATGCCATGTTAGATGTTATGGGAGCCGTTGAAGAAAATGAGAAAAGAAGCAGTCTCCAGGAAGCTCTGTTTGTATATCCTGGCTTATTAAAAGATAATCATGTGAAAGAAACGATCAAAGAAATTAAAGCGAGGATGATCAAGGAAGCTAAAGCAGGAAAAATAAAGTTAAAAGGATCACATCATACTTTCTTAATACCCGACCTGTACGCAGCTTGTGAATTTTGGTTCAATGGTGAGAAAAATCCAAACGGATTAATTGAAGATGGAGAGGTTAGCTGTAAATTATATGAAGACAGCTTAGAAATTGACGTGCTTCGTTCTCCTCACCTTTATAGAGAGCATGGCATCAGATCCAATGTAATAAACAAAAAAACGAAGAAATGGTTCATCACAAAAGGAATCTATACATCAAACAAAGACTCTCTATTTAGGTTATTGCAGTTTGATTTTGATGGTGATAAGGCTCTTGTTGTAAGCGATAAGGAATTTGTAAGTATTGCTAAAAGAAATATGAAAGTTGGCCAACATGATGAAATTCTCCCTCTTTATTATGAAATGGAATCTGCACAGAAAGATATCATTGAAAATGGTAAAATATATGACAATCTGAGAAGTTCTTTCAAGGTCAACATCGGAGAGTTTTCTAATAACATATCAAAAGTTTGGAATAGTAAAGATGTAAACCTTGATGTAATCAAATGGTTAACGATGGAGAACAACTTTGGAATAGACTACGCAAAAACGCTATACCAGCCAACAAGGGCTACACATGCTAGTAATGAGATTGAAAAGTTCTTGAAAGTTGAAGAAGGTGATAAAACAAGAAGGCGAAAGCTACCATACTTCTTCAAATATGCGAAAGACAAGGACGAGAAAAACGTTGAAATGCCTAATGGTTCTATGACTGTTGATAAGATAGATATAATTATGCCTACTGCAAGAGAAACGAAAAGAAGTTTTGATAAGGCGTTGGTTCCATTAGAGTTTAATTACAGACTGTTCTTGAGTCCGAAATTACATAAGAAAAAACCATTAACAAAAGAAAATATTGATAAATTAGATCAACTCCTTAAAGAGTATAAAGAATTATACAAAGCGAAATATTATGAAATTTTAAGCGCACCTGATCGTAGCCCTAGATTGCTAGAAAGGATTAGAAGATTAAACGAATGTGTAATGCGTGAATTGAAGATAAATCATGGGGATTCAGATTTATTAAAGATGGTTGAAGTGATCAAAGTGTACAAAATGATGGATACGAATAAATACAGGTTAAGCAATCAAGAGAAAAAGGGAGAAAAGAGATCTGATAAAAAATGGTTTGTGTATAAGGTATTCACTAACGAACTATTGAATCTAAATGTGACAAAAACTGAAGTGGTCGATATCTTAGTTGAATATCTATTCTTCATTAAGAAGACAAAATTCAAGGATACATTATGGGGATGCTTTGGAAATGATCTCCTGTGGAATCTGAAGACAAATTTAAATGTGATTGCTGAATGTAAAAACCATCATTGTGAAAACAAGTTGAGTGATCTGAATGCCAGAAGACATTACTTATGTGAGGATTGTTATAAAGATCACCGGAAACAGTTGGATGCGGATAGAAAAGCGATTGCGAGAAAAAACAGAAAAATGTCCGCTTGAAATTTGATAACAGATTAATGGATACACGAAGAACCCTTGATACAACAAGGGTTTTTTATGTTCATATGAATTTCTATAACCGTATACTAGGGAATAAATAATTTCCCATTTAAAACATAACATAAAAATGAATGATAACGCAATGATTAAATAAATCTTGCGAAAGGAGTCGGGACTAGAATAAATGAATATCGAACGATTTGAACTAAGACAAGCTATGCAAAAAAGAAGAATAACCCAAGTGGAAGCAGCCAAGCATTGTGGTTGTACCCAGTCTCATTTAAGTAAATACTTCACTTTCGAGTGCGAAATTTCAAAAGAAAAATTAAATCGACTTGTCGAATTTGTTTATTCTCGCCCTGAACTCGTATGGAAGAAAAAGTAGCAATTTTTTTGGTCGGCACTACAATACCGTTTGTTGCGGAAACAGCGAACAAGGGTTGTACCTAGCAATTTCAGCGACCTTACCAAAAACAAATGAATTTGCGCTCACGTTTTGTAGTTTTGTAATCATTTCATTTCGCCTCCAGAAAAACGAATGATTAGGTGAGGTTTGTAAGATACAGCCCACTGCCCCCGAAAGTTACAAACATTTTTATTTCTCCTTTTTGTATGAGTGTTGGGGCGCTATATGCGCTCCTGTATTCGTACAACTAAAAAAATACAAACGATAATATTTCATATAAATGGATGGTGTAAGCCATGTTTAAACCGAAATGGGGAAACCCAAATCCCAATACAGATTTTCAAAAAATCTATAGCAAAATTGATCCAGCCTTACTGGAACGAGTTGAACAGAATATAAAGAAAGAGATTTCTATGACAAGTTTAGTCCCTCATTGGATAAAGGAGGTGACACGTTTAAATGAGTAACATTGAGAAAAACTTTTTGGATATTTACAGACTGATTTCATCTAATGAAAAGAATAATAGGTTCTTATTCTATAAAGAATCCCCATTATCTTCAGATCATCCAGATGTAACAAATGATGATCAAATCCCCTTGTTAATCTACAGATCACCCAAAACAGATGATCTGGAAGATGAAAAACCAATTGCTAGAATGTGTATGTACTTAGCGAACGGTACTCCCACGAATAACCTACAAATTCAATCCCAAGATATCATGATTGACATCTATACCAGTATTGATGAAGTAGAACAAATCGAATTAAGAAACTTAAAGATTCAAGACAACCTTGCACAGCTACTTTTTGATAGCAGAGCAACTGGCTTCGGAAAAATTGTGAATTATAAGCGATTGCTAATCCCAAATTCTCCAAATGGATATATCGGTTATAAGCTTATTTTTACTTTTGGTACAAGCAAATGAAATCAAATGATTTTATGCAGCTTTTCGGAACTGGCCAGCCTGTAAAAACACCAATAGGGGATTGTCACTTCATCAAGATTAAAGAGTATGTTGATTTCTCAAGTGATCTTCAATTGATGGCAGACAACAAAGATAAAATAGCTGAATCTATGCGACAGGTCTTGAAAGATAAACTTGATACCCAGGACATTGAAGAGATGGTTAGTGGTCGTAATTTATTTCAACTAATTTTGATGCATCCGCTGTATTTTGAAGCTTATCAATCTATATTTATCAAGGTTTTCAATGATAAAGAGATCATGTCAAAGATATCGAATGAAAACTTCATGGAGTTGAGAAGTCTTGTCTTGAAGATGCATCTAATTAACGAGGACAAGAAATCACCGAATTCAGAGATAGAAGAGCTTAATCAGATTTCAAAGGAATTAAAGTCAAGTGATAATGGTGCTGATCTATCAGACATGATTAGTGTGGTTGTAGTAATGACAGGCATAGACTATTCCACTATTAATGAGTGGTCACTTTACCAGCTTTATCTTACATATCACCGCATACTTAAAAAAGAAAATCATGATGCGTCTGTTATTTTTGCTACTGTCAGTTCAGAAGTGAAGGTTAATGGATGGGACGATCATATTAATCTATACGCTGAGGAGAAACATCACTTGTCACAAAAAGATTCAGAATCAATCAAAAAATTACTAGGCTGATAAATTCAGTCTTTTTATTATTTAAGGAGTTGTTTATTTAGAAATGGCAAAGACGACCGTTATACATGACGTATGTAAAGTGACAATGAAACAAATTAGTACAGGGAAAGTGATTGGATCGGCCGTAACACAATTAACATCCCTCGCACAGCAAGTTCAGCAGGACTTTTTAAAAGGCGGCTGGGGAAACAAAGATTTATATGTAATTAACTCAAGCAAAGAAGTTTCGGGTAACGTCAGGAACGCATTCTTTGATCTTGATTTCATGGCAATGCAGCAAGGAGTTTCTATTGAGAAAGAAACTATTTCCGTTTACGAAGATGAAGTTCTAACAGTTAGTGATTCAAATGGTGTTACCTTGACGAAAACACCTGTGGAAGATTCAGAAGTTACATTCACAAATAAAGCCAATGGTGAAGTCTATCAGACTGCCGTTTCTGGAACGAGTTATACATTATCCAATACTTTTGCTAAAAAAGGTGAACAAGTTACAGTTCATTACTTAATTGAAGTTGATGCTGAAACTGTTGAAATCAATGGTAATAAATTCTCGGAGAACTATTACCTAGAACTTCATACGCTTGAGTATGATCCAATCACTAACAAAACTTATAGTGATCTTTATATCCAGTTGCCTAAAGTTAACTTCTCAGGAGAGTTTGATATGTCTTTGGAAGCTGGACAACCATTTACTCCAGAATTGGGGTATAGAGCGCTTGCGGATGACGATGGGAAAATCGGACGTTTTGCAAGAGTTAAACGTAATGAAGATGGCTCAAAAGGAGCAGCGCCTTCAACACCTGGCAACACAACGCCTGACGAAGGTGGAGACTTAGGAGATTAATTTACTTGGGTGTGTGATTAAATGTTGCACACCCCTTAATAATTCACACAAAAAGGAGAATAAAAAATGACGAAAAACGAAATTAAAAGTAACGAGAATATGAGGTTTATCAATATTAAATTTGAAATTAAGGCTTTGTTAGAGAATGAAGCGATGTTTGATGTGGCGGTTGAGGGTTTTAAACGTACATTGCGCCATGCTGTAAATGAAGAAAAGGCTAAGTTAGCGGGTGAATCTGAATGACAACAAAAGCAGTGAATTTAACGACATTAGGTGATCTCACTAAGAAATATGATGAGAAGAAGAAGGTTCAACTGAATGACGAGTTCCACCTTTATATTTATCCAGAGTTTGCACCCAGTAAAATTGCGGAAGTCTTAAAAGAGTTAAATACCGATTACTTCAACGGAGATAAAAAAGGTTTGAAGATTGATGAAGTTGCTATGACTGATTGGCTGTATTTCTTGATCATTAAGAAGTTTACAAACCTTAAAATCCTAAACAGTCTGAAATCTAAAATGAGTGCTTATATCAACTTAGTCGATAGTGGGTTGATGGGACAGATTATGATGTCATTTCCCGAAGAAAGCATTCAGAAGGTGCTAGATCATATCAAGAGTGTCGAGGATGCTGTAGATCAGCTTGTTGACAGCGATTTGGATAATAAGACGGAGCAAGTTATTAAAGCGTTAGAAGAGCTGTAAGACACGTAAAACAGAATGGAATTAAAATTAGAGAGGATTGATTTAAGAATGGAAAAGAAAAGTGACATTAATGTTCAAGAAATTGCTGACGGTATCGTTAGAAAGGTAAATGAAGTGAAGTGGGAAATCGGTCAACTAGATAGAGAGAGAAAGTGGAAATTTGATAAATTAACAACAGATTTAAATGCTTTAAAATCATTAGATGGATTCTATGACATTGAAATTTCTGTTTTTGCTGAAAAAAATCGTTTGTCAGTAGATGAATATATTGAAGAGGTACACAAAGAACTTATTATTGACGTACCACCAGGGAGTATTATTCTACCAGAGGTGAGCAAAAATGTTTAAAAAGATCAAAAAAGAGTTTATTGCTGTGGATTGTGATAAATGTTTAGTTGAGCGTTGCAACTCACCAGAAGGAATCCTGAATATGGTAACTAATATATGCCGTACCTTAGGCGGCGAGTTTTCACCTCAAAGGTGTGATTCTTGTAAAGAGAACACACTAATGATTGATACTGATGGATTCAAAAGAGTTACCAAAGAAATGTTAGATCATATTGTCAAGCTAGAGTTCGAGAATGATCAATTGGCCAATCATAGATTAGATCCTTTTTATGAACCAAGTGAAGAAGTAAAAGAAACAGTTGATCACATTGTTGAGGAATATAAAGATGAGATTAAAGAAGTTTTGTCGGTGAGTAAAGATATCGATGAATACAGAAGCAGTCTCCCGTTTAAAGGTACAAAAGAAGGCAAATAGAAAGTGAAAAAGCTATTATCACCATTAATTATAGAATGATTTAATAATAGCTTTTGTGTAGTTTAGATATCTCTGAATTGTTTAAGGAACTCTTCTACAATGTCTATGCAACTTGGAATAAATTCTCTTTCTAAATGGAATATCATATCACCTTTATCATTATTACTAATTATTAAACCATGTAGGGTGACTTTTAATTTCTTATTTAAGATTGATGAATTATGAGCAATGACATTTCTCAATTCATTATATGCCTTAATTGATTCCCATTTGCTAGAATTGAATGGCTTCGTAATGTTGCAGACTTTAGTAAGATAACCCTCTGCTTTTCTAATACCCTGACCATGTAAATCCTTATATGATACAGTGAGAGATCTACTTTCTTGAGCAACATCACAAAGAATTTTCATATAGTTTTCTAGAGTGAAATAAATTTGTAAAAATACAGTCTTCCTTATTAGTTGAGGATATATTTGTTCGTAATAATAAAAATCTAAATCTTGCATCTCGAAATATTGCTGTTTGTATTCTTCGTTCTTTCCTTCGGTTGCTTTTTTAAATTTTCTTTCTAAGCTTAATAAATCATTTTCGTTTCTAATCTCTGAGTCAAGGTAAAAATCTTTAATATGAGATAATTCTTCAATTGCATAGAATAACTTCACATGAGCTGATCTGGACAAATTAACACCTACTTCAACTTAATAGGTGAATTATAATAAATAAACAAAATTATGTAAATATTAAGGGGTGTAAAGCAAAATATGTTAGATGAAAGAAAGATTAAATCGATCTCATTAATAGCTGAAGCAAGGATGACAATGCAGGAGATTGCTAATGAAATTGGAGTTAGTCGTAATGCATTATACTTGTGGAGAAAAGATAAAGAATACTTACAGGAGCTGGACAATGAGATACAAAACTTCAAACTTTTAGCACAGCAAGAAAGAAGCGCAAGAGCTAAAAATTGGTTTAAAAAATTGGAGAATATAGGAATGGATGATAGTCAAAAGACTAAGGATCAGCTAGACGCACTCAAAACGCTGCTGGCATATTCAGAAGGTACTCCAACATCTAAGGTTGAAATCACTGAAACAAAGTCTAATGAAGTAGATAAAGAAACAATCGAAGATGAGATTAAGAAGTGGAAGAAATCTAAGGAAGAACAATAAAAACCCTCATCTATATTATACCATAGAGAGGGTTTGTTGCTCCTGTTTGCTTTCATATTCTTTAATGATTTTATAAAAAGTATTCTTTTTAAGCTGCAGCAATTCAGCAAACTGAACGCCTGTAATTTCAGAGCTTTTCCATTTAGGATAGTTCGTCACAAGTGTGTTCTTTTGTTCCTTAGTTAGTGTGTCATAGCTCATTTTAGGTCTGCCAAGATGTTTTCCAGCTTTCTTAGCACCTTCAATTCCCTCTGCTTGTCTCTCCCTGATGTCCTCACGCTCTTTCTCTGCAAAGGCTGTAAGAAGAGTTAAAATGATTCTTTGAATAGCTTCTTTTAAGATGTCGTCTTGATCTTCGCTAGTGTTGATCATAGGCTCTTTAATGAATTTTAATTTAACCCCATTATCCACGAACCAATCATATTCCTTTAAAGTATCATTCATGTTCCTACCCATACGAGTAATTGAATCAAATACGATAGTATCTCCAGATCGAACAATCTGTTTGAGCGTTTGATATGAAGGTCTGTCGTAGTTCTTTCCACTTTTTTTATCTATAAAAAGGTCACGCTCATCAATGCCAACTTTAGTCATATTGGCTATTTGTCTGCTTTCGTTTTGATCCTTTGAGCTAACTCTTATGTAACCGAATGTCTTTTGTGTCATGTCGATCATCCTCTCGTTTATCTTACTTTTATTATACCATATATGTTTATAAAGGTATATATAAATTTATAAACGTTTATTAATTAATTTTGATATCTTTATAAACGTAAAAAGAGTAAGAAAGTGGCCGTTTAAGAACCCATACCATTACAAACGCTTTATCTCTTAATGAATCAAAGGATGAAAAAGTGCGATCGTTTAGAAAGTGTTTAAAGCTCGATATAGAAGCGATAGAACTGTTGATACAAATATATATCGAAGTAGATAACGTGGCTTAGAAAGGAAGCAGATAGGCTTTAACCCCCACCTTTCTGTTTGAGAAAATGCCCTCTTAAACGATAGCAGGGTACAAATTTTTTGCAGTATTTTTCAAAGTTTCGAGGTGATAGAAATAACCAAATCAATAAACATAAACACATCTGAAAATAGGATGTTTTTATATGAATATTTAGTCAAACAGGCAATCAGAGAGAATATGACTGAAACAGAAGCAGAAGACTTCGCATCTCATATGATGGTGAAACGTTCAGAAGATTTATTCACTTATCATGGATTGGCTTGGGAATTAGGTCAGAAAAATCTTGAATTCTTCTGTTTATTTTTCCTGCAAGATACATTTAGAGCACCTGATACGTCTGAAATAGCTCCAATTCATAGAGAGATATGGGAAGACATTGAAGGAATGCTTTTGCGTAATACACATGATAAGCAATCGTATATTCTTCCAAGAGGAACAGGTAAAAGTGCCTTCGCAAACTTACCAGCTGTTTCTTTTTCTGTTGCAAATAAGCTTAGAATTTTCACATTAGTATGCTCATCGACTGGTGACCTTGCTGAAAAGTTTATTAAGCAAATTAAAGAAGTTTTTGTAGGCAACGTTTATATTGAGTCGTGCTATGGCAAGCTTTTAGATCCCACAAACAAAAAATATATCTGTAATTCTTCGCAACTTGAGTTTACAAATGGAACGATGGTTGAAAGTATCAGCAGTAAAACAGATATGAGGGGTAGGAAGTATGGAAACACTCGAATTGAGTTGGCCATTTTAGATGATTACCAAAACAATGACGACTGTGCTACGGATGCAAACAGAGAGAAAAAATGGAGTCGTTTTTCTTCAGATGTTAACTTTGCGTTCCAAAAACCACAATTTGATGAAAATGGGAAAATGGTTAGGCAAGGTGGCATTATGATTGGATGTGGAACAATTCAGCATCCAGAATGTTTCTACAGCAGACTTCAAAAGTTGGCTACGTGGAAGGTTCGCAAAGAAAAAGGGATTCTTGTAGATGACATTGATGAATTGTTTAATTCTGGTCTATGGGCTGAATTTAGAGACATTCTTTCAGATTCTAAAAATGAGAACAGGCTGCAACATGCAAAAGAGTTTTATTATCAAAATGAAAAGAAAATGAAGTTTCCGATTCTGTGGGAAAGTTACTGGAAACCATTAGAAATGGCTCTTGCTTATTATGAGAATCCAGTTGCATATAACCAGGAAGTTCAAGGTGTTATCACCTCTACTGGACAAAAGAAATTCAAAACTATTATTACTGAATCTGCTGAGAAAATTGAAAGTCATGACTTTGTTAAAACCATGCTTTCTATTGATCCAGCAGGGACACGAAACAAGCAAAAGAAGAAAAAAGACTATTACGCTTTTGTTGTAGGCAGTATATCAGATATGAATATCAAATATGTTCGTAAAGGTACTGTCTTTAAGGGTGAATATGAGGATTATATGGCTTGCACATTAAAGCTACTCAAACAATATCCTGACATTACTTTTGTCAACATTGAGAAAAACGTATACAACGGAGCGGATGTAATTCAGCTTCAAGAACTAGTTAAAAAAGATCCTGTATTATCTGGTAGAAATATTGAGTGGTTGAATAATGCTGTTACTAAAAACAAGGATGACAGAATCAACACTATTGTCGGTGATGTAAATATGGGAAGAATCATTTTTAATGAAGAGGATGAAGAGGCCATTCAACAACTCAAGGATTTCGCTGGAGCGGATTTCTCTGCTTATGACGACTTTCCTGATGCGGTTGCAGAATGGTCTAAAAGAATAAATGAAGTAGAAGACGTAGGGTATGTTAAAACAATACCTAAAAACTGGTTCTTCTAAAGAGGTGTATGAGTATTTTTGATAAAGAAGAAATTATAAAAAAGCTGCTAGATGAATTGAAAATGACTAAACCCAATTATGATAAAAAGTGGCGATACTATAGTGGGGATCATGACATTCTTCACAAACGTATTGCCAATGACCCGATGAAAAATGATATGAGGGTTTACTTTAACTATTGCAGGAAGATGGTTCAAAACAGTGTTGGATATTTGTTGGGTAAACCAGTAAGTTACAACTCTAAAACAGACAACAAAGAATTTTTAAGTTTGATTGATTATAACTTTAATACATGGGAACACAACCATAACATTAAATTAAAAATCATATCTTCAATCAATGGTCATGCATATGAGGTTAGCTTTATTAATAGCGAAGGGGATTTTCAGTGTGCTGTATATCATCCGTCTGAAATGATTGTGCTTCATGATAATTCTGTTGAAAATAGGATTACTTTAGCTGTTCGTAAATATAAAGTTAAATTTGATGATAGTGAGTACATTGATGTTTGGGATGATACCTATTTCCGAAATTATAAAATTAATGGTGGAACTTTTGAACTTTTACAAGAAAAGCCACATAGGTTTTCACGCTGTCCAGTAAGAGAACTAAAGAATAACGATTCTAAGAAATCTACATTTGAAGATATTATGAAGATTATCGACATTTACAATGCTATCCTGTCGGTATCAGCACAAGAAATCATGGATCATCGAAACTCTTATCTCGTTTTTAAAAACTGTAACATTAAAATGGAAGACGCTAAAGAAATGCGAGAAAACGGTATTATTCAGTTACCTAATCCAAATTCTGAAGTGGAATGGCTTACAAAAGACATCAATGCCACTTTCTTAAAAGACGTACTTCAATTGCTTCAAGATGAAATCTACGCTCAAAGTCATCAGGTTAATTTAAATGAGAATTTCCAAAGCAACACTTCAGGAGTAACAATACGATTGAAACTCCAAGAGCTTGAAAATCAGTCAGCAATCAGTGAGTCAGATTTTGATCAGTTGTTAAAATCAAGGCTCAAACTTTTCTGTGAATATTTAGCGCTTAAAGACATCAATAATGAGAAGTTTGATTATAAAGATATTGCTATCTCCTTCACACGAAATGTTCCAGTTGATGATGTTGCCAATGCTCAAATGGTAGCTACATTGAATGGAATAGTTCCCCATGAAGACCTTCTAGCTCGATTATCTTTTATCTCAAATCCTTCTGCAGCGTTAGAAAAGCTCCAAAAACAACTAGAAAACAGCAAAGATACGACATCTGATAAAGCAGATGTTTTAGTAATCCCAGCATATGAAGACCCTGTTGAACCGACAGGGTTTTAATTATGCTTTAAATTTGGGAATCCTGTGAGCGGTTAGGGCAGGAATGTATGAATGTGGGTTAAACATACAACAAAACAGACTTTATGGCGAGTACATAAAGGCAAATTAGATGGAGTGATATACATGAATTTAGAAGAAGTAAAGCAGTTTCTAGAACAACAAAAAGAAACGCCAGAAGTGAAATCATATTTAAATGAGCTTTCTGCTTTATCAGAGGATAAAGTCAGACAGTTTTTAGACACTGAGGGTGGAAAAAAGGTTCTTCAACCACGTTTAGATCAGCATTTTACAAAAAGTTTAGAAACGTGGAAAACTAACCATTTGGATGGGCTAGTTGACAAAAAGGTTAAGGAACTTAATCCAACCAAAAATCCACTTGAAGTCCAAGTTGAAAGATTAGAAAAAACTCTCAAGATGAAGGAGATCAAAGAAAAGGCTTTAGAGAAAGCTCACCAAGATGGTCTGCCTATTCAATTGATTGACTTTTTTCTAGATGAAGATTCTGAGAAAACAGAAACAAATCTAGACACTTTTAAATCTGTTTTCGATCAGCATTTACAGAGTAAGACAAAAGAAAGACTTAAAGAAGGTGGGATTGACCCTAAAGGCAGTCTACAACCACCAAAAACATTTACTATGGAGCAAATTAGAAACATGTCTCCAGAAGAGTATAAAGCAAATCAAGAAGCTGTTGATCAGTTTCTATCATTGTAAGAAAAAACTATAAAAGGTTAAGGTGAACTAAATAATGGCATATGAAAATTTCGCTCCTGTTGTATGGTCAACTAAATTAAACGAAGCTTATAGAAAATCTCTTGTTTTCGGAAATCTTGTCAATACAGATTATCAAGGTGATGTTAAATACGGAAACACAGTTAAAATTAATAGTTTTGGCGAAGTAACTATTGGTGACTACGGTAAAAATGGGGTAGGCGATCCAGAACAAATTGATGGAAGCCAAACAGAACTCAAAATTGACCAAGCAAAATACTTTAATTTTAAAGTTGAAGATATTGATGCAGCTCAAGCTAATGTCAACCTTCTAAGTGGACAATTAAAAGAGGCTGCTTACCAACTCGCTGATGTAACTGACCAATTTATCGCAAATCTATACACTGGTGTGGATTCTAAAAACACTATGGGAACAGATGAAGATCCTATGAGAATTGATTCTCAAAATCTATACAATAGACTGGTTAGTCTTAATGTGAAACTTTCTGAAGCTGACGTTCCTAAGCAAGGAAGATGGGTTGTTCTTCCTGAAGCAGGTCATGGTCTATTACAAAAAGACCCTCGCTTTAGTAAATTCCCTGAAGTTTTATATGACGGTTATATTGGTAACGTAGGTTCATTGAAAGTTTTCACTTCTAACAATTGCCCTATGGTAGATGAGAAATATAAAATTATCGCTGGCCATAGTTCAGCAATCTCATTTGCTTCTCAAATTGACAAACTTGAAGCTTTTCGACCTGAAAAGTTTTTTGCAGATGCAATTAAAGGTTTGCAAGTTTATGGAGCTAAACTTGTTAAACCTAAGGGCATTGCTGTTCTGACAGCTTTATTTATGGATGAAGTTTAAGCAGATTAAGAGGGGGAGTTCTCCCCCTTTTTAATAAAAAAGGAGCGTGAAGTATTTGTGGGTTAAAAATAAAGTTACAGGATTAGTTTGGAATGTAACGGAAGAACATTATAAATATTTAATTAAACAATCTGATTATGAAAAACATAATGAAAAGAAAACAAAGAAAGCCAAAACTAAAGCTGAAGAGAATGAAACGGTAGGTAAAGACAATGAATCGGCTTAAAGATTTTAAGACTTTAATTGATGAAGAAGTTGAGGATGCTGTTTTACAGCTCTATATTAATGATGCAGAAAACTTCATCCTAAATCATTGTAATTTAGATGAGATTCCTAATCGATTATATTCAGCCCTTCTAAATATCGCAGTTTTTAAATTTAGACTGAGAGGATACGAAGGAGTCAAAAGAGAATCTATGGGAGCTGTCAACGAAACGTTTCATGAAACGATTCCTGCCTATATTATTAAAGAGTTGGATGACTATAATAACAACAATCAAACAGTTAAGTTTCTGTAAAAGGCCAAACCATGAATCTTAAAAAAACCTTCTACAAAATAGAAATTGAGGCTGTCCCAACTGGAAAGATTAATGAGATTACTGGGAAACCAATCATGGAAAAGGTAGAGAAACTTATTCCATACAAATGTGAATTCCAGCCTTTAGACGAGAAGATATATCAGTCTGCATTAGGAAGATTTCCAGATGTCACAGACTTGCTAATTTGTCGGCCTTTAAAGTTTCTACAAACAGGCGCAGAGATAGTGTACAAAGACATTAAATATGAAGTTCTTTACCGTCCCAGGGATTGGGGAAAGCATATTGAGGTATTTGTAAAACCGAAAAAATAATGAAAAGAAACGCTTCGACTACATTTTCGAGGTGTTTCTTTTTTTTATTTTTGTTTTATTACAAAAGGAGATGTAAAAGTGAGTGAGCAATTAAAAATTATTGTTACACCAATGACTGACACCTCGAAAAAATCAGTCGATCAAATAAACAATCAAATTAAACAGTTGCAAGGCAAAGTAAATGGTCTTAAATTAGACATCAATCTTGGTAAAGATGTCTTGAAGAGTCTTGAAAATATTTCAAAGTGTTTTTCAGAGAATCAACGTAACTTAAGAGATTTCAATTCAACAATTAAAGAATTCGAGACTGTTTTTAAAAATGCAGATGGATCAATTAAAACAGTCAATCAGAAAATAAAGCAAAATGGAGAAATCCACGAAAAAACCCGAAAAGTCATTGATAATACAACAAAGAGTTTAAGAGAAGAAGCTAAAGAAGTAGCGAAGCTTACTCAACTTACGGAGCGACTTGGACAAAAACAAAAAGAAGTAAACAAAGCTGATGGCTCTGGCAGAAGGACAGGAAAAGTCGAAAAGTACAAAAACGGCTTTGATGATGTTACATACGCTTCGGATAAAAATGGCTTAAAGTCTGTAAAAACTGTAACTAATTACGACCAGCAACGAAAAGCTATTGATGCGTTACACGATGCATTGGAGAAATTGCGCCAAAAAGGAATAGTATCAGATGTTACTTTGACATCTTTAGGTAAGAAACTGAATCTGGCTCAAAGTGCAAATGAGATTGAAGCACTACGTGGGAAGATAAAGCTTCTAGATGATAAGTCAGCAGCAGTAGCCAAGACTCAAGAAATACAGCGCCAAATTCAGTTATATCAACGGCTTGCTGCAGTTAGAGCTAGTAAATTAACATCCCAATATGGCTCATCTATAAGTGATACAAACTCACAAGCAATTCAGCAATATCTCTCATCAGTAAATGCTTTAACTAGTCGCACACCTAAGCTTCAAAGTCAGATGCAGAGTTTAAATGTTCAGTTCAGAGAGCTTTCGGCAAATGTAACTAATTCAGCTCAGAACATTAACACATTTGGCGGTAGGTTAGGCGAAGCATTTGCCAGGATGCCAGCCTATTTAATTACTGGATCAATATTCTTTGGCGCAGTTAGCGGTCTAAAATCTATGGTCGATAATGCTATCATGCTTGACTCGAAAATGACTGAAATTCGAAGAGTAATGGATGCTCCTGATTATAAGTTTAATGAGTTGTTACAACGTTCAATCGATCTAAGTAATGAACTGTCTAACAAAGTCGCTGATGTCCTTACAATGACATCTGAATTCGCCAGACAAGGTTATAAAGGTGACGAACTCCTCTACCTAACTAAAACATCTCAAGTCCTTCAAAACATCTCACAACTTCAACCTGAAGATACCGTTAAGGCTCTTACATCAGCAATGGTCAACTTCGGTATAGCTTCAAAAGACTCCCTCAAAATTTCTGATGCTTTAAACGAAGTTGATAACAACTTCCAAACATCTTCATTGGATTTAGCTCAGTCAATGCGTAAATCCGCAGCGGCAGCAAAAGTTTATGGTGTAAGTATGGAACAGTTACTTGGCTATACAGCAAGTATTCAATCAAGTACAAAAGAGTCGGGTAACGTTACAGGGAACGCACTAAAAACTATTTTTGCTAGAATTCAAACGAACAAACAAGCAGTTTCGGCTTTAGAAGGAATAGGCATAGCTGTTAAAGATGCAGGTGGAGAAGCTATACCTGTTGCGGATATATTAGAGAAACTAGCTGGAAGATGGAAAACGCTGTCTCAAGCACAGAAGCAACAATTAGGTATCACAATCGCTTCTCAATTCCAAAATACAAGATTCTTAGCATTAATGGAGAACTGGGAAACAGCTACTAAAGCAACTTCAATGGCCATAAACAGTCAAGGTAGCTCGATGAGAGAGCAAGAAAAATATTCTCAATCATTAGAAGCTAGGTTAAACAATCTCTCCAATAAGTTTGTTGAGCTTTCTGAAGCTGCAAGTAGGGCTTTTATTAGCGATGGTCTAATTGCTGCTACAGATGTTTTAGGCGACTTGTTAGCTGCGATTTCAGGGGTAGTTAATTCCATTGGTTTTCTTCCTACGGCTTTCCTAACAGCTAATGCAGCGGTATTTGCGTTTAGTAAGACAGCTAGAGCTATGCAGACGGCCTTAGTATTTGGCGTAGGTGCTTTGAGTGCAAGTCAAAAAGCTTTATTAGGCGTTGAAGCAGGGATGTCTAGAGCGGCACTAGCTACAAAGGCTATGACTGTAGCTTGGAGAGGATTAATGTCTGCAACAGTAGTTGGAGCAGGTTTGATTTTGATTGGAGTAGCCCTAGAAAAGATTGTAGGAGCATACTCAGACGCTAAAAAAGCTAGAGAAGAATTTGAACAAACTCAAAATACAAATATTGAAGCACTTACAGTCAATAAAGATCAAACAGAAGAATTAATTAAGAGATATAAGGAATTAGATAAATCTAGGCGTGATGGCGGCCTTACAACAACGAATGAGCAAGAGTATCTAAAGATAACCCAAGAGTTAGCCAATCTGTTTCCAGCACTGGTGGATGGTGTAGACTCGACAGGAAGAGCGCACCTAGTTTCTGCTGAACGAGTCGATAAAGAAACTGAAGCTGTTAGAAATTTAATCAAAGCAAAAAAAGAAGAAATTAAAGTTAAAGCTTCTGACACTGCTCAAGATTCAATCAACAAAATCAAAGATTTAAACAAAGAATTAGAGAAGAAACAAAAAGATTTAGACAATCCATTTATATCTGATAATGCCTTCATTAATGCAAAAGCCCCTATATCTAAGACAGATGTTGATAGAGCTAAAATCAAAACGGAAATGGAGTCCATTCGTCAGCAAGTAGTAAGCGCTTCTTATGAAATGAAAGATAAGATCATTGAAACTGCTGAAGCGTTTAGCAAATTAACAATTAGTACGAGTTTAAAAGACCAGATTAAGCAGGTTGTTGATGCACTTAATCTTGATGAATTAACTGATCCTAAAGATGTTGAGGAATTTGAAAAGAATTTAGGTAGAATCCAAGATGCATTACAAAGAGCGTTAGATGATAATGATTCAGGTGGGTTTGAAAAAGCCAAAGAAGATTTAGAGGCATACCTGTCTAAATACCAGGTATCAGGTTCAAGCATTGATATCATGAGTATCAGCATGGACAAGTTAAAAGGTGTAGTTAATGACACATCTGTTACCTATGACGAATTTGGCGATGCAGTGGACGAAACAGGTAGCAAAGTAGCTGATTTAAGTAGTCGTCTTAAAGAAGCAGCAGGGGATACCAATGCTATTAAAGATGCACTTAAAGACGTTATATCTTCTGGTCAGTTTGATTTATTACCTGAAGCCTTTGGAGATATCTATGATCAACTTGCTGATCAAGTTTCCCCTCTAAATGGTTTGTTAGAAAAGATGGCCGAAGGTAAAAACATTTCTGCTACTGAAGCCACAAAACTGATGCAAAAAGAAAAAGATTTGATTGGCGCAATTAAAATTGAAAATGGCGTTGTAAGCATAAATAGAAATGCAGTTGTTAAACTTCGTGACGCTAAGATTAAAGCGTATAGAGATATGGTTGAGTTTAGTAACCAACAAACAAAGAACGAAGTAAACAACTCTATTAAGAAGATCAATGGCTATGGTTTTGAAGTGAGATCTCTTAAGACTCTCCAGGATGCTAAAGCAAGTTTAGCTGACATCGACAAAGAACTTGGTAAAACTTCTGGAATGGGTGAATTATCAGAAGAAAAAGCTGAAATGCACGCAACTAGAGAAAGGCTACAAGGCCTTGTTGATCTCACAAAAGAGATGGACGATTTCAGTAAATTGGCATCAGCAAGTCTTGGAGAAGTTGGCACATCAAACGAAAATCTATCTGACTCAGCTGATAAGGCTTCAAAATCAACGAAAGATTCAATCTATGTTGCAGACAAATATAAAGAAGCATTAGAGCGAGTCAATAAGCAGATTGAAGAACAAAACAGAAAAACTAACGACTATCCTAAATGGAGTCAGAAATATCGTGACTCTATTAAAAAGGAAATCAAGGCGTTAGAACGAAAAGAAAAACTTCTTAAGAGTCAGATTAAGCTTCTTAAAGAACAGATTAAATCTGGATACATTGCTCAAACAGGCATTGTTGATTCTTCTTCATCCTACTCCCCTTCCAGCTCTTCATATTCTGCTTCAGGCGGTTCTTACTCTGGCAAGTACTCAAACATTATTAATCAGGCTGCATCGAAATATAATGTTCCAGCTGCGTTAATCGCTGCGGTTATTAAACAAGAATCTAACTTCAACCCTAATGCTCGTTCATCGGTTGGAGCAACTGGTTTAATGCAACTTATGCCTGCTACAGCAAGAGGTCTAGGAGTTAAGAATTCTAGGGATCCTTATCAAAACGTAATGGGCGGTACCAAATATCTCAAGCAAATGCTTGATAAGTTTGGATCGATTGAAAAAGCGTTAGCTGCATACAATGCGGGGCCTGGTAATGTAACTAAGTATGGTGGCATTCCTCCATTTAAGGAAACGCAGAATTACGTTAAGAAAGTAAACAATTACTTTAAACAAATGGGTGGTTCACTATCCTCTAGTGGTGGATCAGCTGCTGGTTATTATGACTCCATGAGAAGAACATCTCATTTCGGTCAGCAAGAAAAAGGTTTACGCTCTGCTCCTCATAAAGGTTTAGATTTAGCTGCTAAATCTGGTACTCCTATCAAGTCTCTAAAATCAGGTAAAGTCCTTACTGCAGCATACTCTAAATCTGCTGGTTATTGGGTAGTTGTTCAACAAGATGATGGCACCGTAGCGAAGTATATGCATATGCAAAAAGGTCTCAATGTTAAGACTGGCCAAAAGGTTCAAGCTGGTCAAACTCTCGGCAAGATGGGAAGCACTGGTCGTTCTACTGGCACTCATCTTCATATGCAGATTGAGAAAAACGGTAAAGTGATTGATCCAGAAGCATATATGCAACAAATCGGTTCAGACTTGTCTAGTTCTGAAGCTGAACGCCAACAAGCTATTTCACAAGCTAAATCTGACTTACTTGGACTTGAAGGTGACTTATCTTCTGTTAAAGACCAAATTCAAGATTTGCAATATGAGCTAGTCCAGTCAAAACTTGATGAATTCGAGAAGCGTAAATCTGATTTAGAATTGAAAGTTGCTCAAAATCAATCTAAGGCAAGTCGTTATCTCAATGATAGTGCTCAGTTTAGAAAATATACAAATGAGCAACGTAAAGCAGTTGAAGCGCAACAAAAGATTCAGAGTCAAAAGGTTAGTTGGATAAACAAAGAGCTAAAGCAAAATAAGCAATTAAACGCTGCTCAACGTGATCAATTACGTGAAGAATTAAAGCAAGCTAAACTTGACCTCATCAGCATCAAAGATCAGGTTTATGAGTTACAGGCTACTATTGTTCAATCTAAAACCGATCAAATTCTTAATAACATTGATAAGTCTGTCAAAAAGACTGAATCAAAGCTTAAGAACGTCGATATCAAGATCCAGACAACCGAAGAAGACAAAGATAAAGTTAAGTACTATAGTCAGCAAATCAAGCTGATTCAACAGCAACAAAAAGAAGCTGCTAAATACATAACACAGCTTGAAAAACAGAAAAAAGCAGCTAAGGGATTCCCTGAAATCCAGAAACAAATATCTGATGAAATTTCTTCTTGGAAAGATAAGCAAAAGGATTTCAACTTAGAGCTATATCAAACCAAGAAAAGTATTAAAGATATTTACAAATCGCTTGCTGATGAAGTCGTCTCCATTTATAAAGAAATGTACGAAAAAATGCGTGATATCGAACTTGAAGCTCATCGTAAAGCTACTCAAGACATCATTGATGGCATCGATAAGGAAGATGATGATGCTAAGTTCCAAAAGGATTTAAAAGATCGTCAGGAAAGCATTCAAAAGCTTTTAGATCAGATAAATCAATATGCGTTAGATGATTCAGAATTTGGTAAGTCAAAGGTTAAAGAGCTTACCGAACAGATGCAAAAAGAACAGCTTGATTTAGATCAATTCCTAAAAGATCGCGAAAACTCAAAACGTAAAGAAGCGCTACAAGATCAACTGGAAAAAGATGAGAAATCAATCAACACAAAATATGATGATCTTGTAAACGATGAGCGTGGGTTCAAGGATTTAGAAGGAAAATTGATGAATGGTAAGATCAGTGACATCAATAAGCAGCTTTCTGAGTTTACTAAATTCATCAATTCAAATATGGAGTCAATCGGTAAGTCTATCTCTAACAATTTGATTGATAAGCTTAAAGAGGCTTCAAATGCTCTCGGTGTAGTAGTTAAAGGTAATACAACTGGACAAAAAATCGCTCGTTTTAAGACCGGTGGATCAGTTGGTAAAGTTCCAGCCCAAGGCGCTTTAGCTGTAGTAGATGATGGAGAAATTGTCCTCAATAAACAAGACTCAGTTAACATGCTTAAAGCTGTCGAGTTGCTTAGAGAAACAAAGATAGAAGATCGAAGTATGGGAGCAATAGCAAAGAGCTACGAGTCAATACGAAGTATGTTTAACAACGTTGCTTCTTCAGTAGCTATCCCTAAACTTTCTGTTCCAGGGTTTGAAGTGTTAGAGTCGAAGAATGTTACCAACAATTATTCAGTGAATATGCACATTGATAAAATGGTCGCTGATGAAAAAGGGGCTAATAATGCACTGCAAGCAATTCGCCAGGGATTAAAACAAATGAAAGGTAAGGTCTAATAGGTGTATAGACTGTATTCTATATACCTATTTTTTTGTTTGTTTTTTCCAAGATTTTGAGAGATAATTGAAATTGAAAGTTTTTGTTTTCATCGAGAGTTAATGAAGACATAGGAATCTTTATAAAATCATTCTTTTAATAAGAATTAAAAAATACAATGCTGTTTCATTGTTGATCGGGGGAAAAAATGATTGCGAATAGAATTGTACATGTACTCAATCAGTTTATCAAATCTAAATACGATCGAATAATTTTCGATGGTAAATGGGGTATAGGAAAGACTAAGCACGTTGATGACTTTGTCAATGCTAACTCAGAGATTACTTGCTATGTTTCTCTTTTTGGAAAAAAAAGTTTAAAAGAAATTATTGAAGAAATATATTACAAGTCACTACAAGGTGATGCTAAGGGTAAATTTAAAGAGTACTTTAGTAAATCTGCTAAAAAAATGGAAGAGATAAACTTATCTTATTTCGGTATCTCTCTCTCTATGCCTATGTTGGCCGACCTTTATTCTAGAACGTTTTCAGAATTAGAAGAAAAGCAATCTTATGTTATTATATTTGACGATATCGAAAGAAAACATGATGAACTAGAAATCAAAGAACTATTAGGTTTAATTGATCTTCTTGGAAATATTAAGGGGGTTAAAATTGCTCTAGTGGCTTACACAGAAAAATTTGGGTTAATTGATAAAGAAGTTTTTACTGAATACAAGGAAAAATCGATCGATCGCATATATTGCATCGACAAATATTCCGAAAATGCTCCACACTCAATTTTAGGCACTGATGCATGGTTCTCAATTAGAAACATAGCTGATTTGTTGAAATTTAGTAACTTAAGAACATTTCAAAAAACAAAAAATTTCATAGCGGAAGTCTTAGATGTTCTTGGGGAAGATGTCTTTAGTAAGGATTATGAAAAATTTACGAAAGACGATGTTTACAGAATGTGTTTTGCAATTGTAGTCTATTTTGATGAACATAATAGTGAAAAGCTTTTAGTCGATGAGGATATTAGAGCAAGTTTTAAGTCTGAGAGTGCTACTATCGATTATATTTATGGTTATATATTAAATCATACTTTAGATAATATGATGAGTAAAAATATGCTTTTCCATATAAAAAATTGGTATGAAACTGGAGATTATGACGTTAAATCAATTCGAAAAGATATTGATTTAATCAAGTCATATAACTATGAAAAACCATTAAACCATCTATCATCTCAAGATGAGGTTTTACAAGTAATCAGTAAATCAAAAGAATTTATTAATGGGATCGAAGGTGATGAAAACTTAGAAGAGGTCATTCAAATTATTACTATGGGCATAACATGGGCAAATATAGTTTCTGTTGAATTCAAAATTGATTTGGATGATTTGATTAAAAAAATAAAACCTTGTCTATTGAATCATGTGAATATTGATAAAACATTATATGAAAACGAGGTGATTTTAAAAAGATTTGCTACGGAAAAAGAAAATCAAGCTTGTGAAATAGTTGACCATGTCAATAAAGTAATAACCTATGAATATTACAATAAGTTAACTGATAAAATTGTTAATTGTTTTAAAGATAAAAACTTTAACTCAAACCACTACCTGAAAAAACTTATGGACTCCGTAATTTCTATTAGGAATTATCAACCTGAAATAATGGATAATATAATAAATAAAATAAAATGCAATTATTACTTCTTTCCAATATCTACAGGTGGAATCAGTGAAGAAGAATGGAATTGGTGCTTACTAAACAATGTTTTGATAAGAAATATTGAGAAGTATTGGGAGAAGGAAGGGTTCTATGACGAGTATGGAAAATATATTAGCAAAAAAGCTAATGAACATGGCAACTATATGTTACAATATAGAGTTAAAATATTGAAACAAGAGATTAGACGAGAGTTCTATTGATTAATAACTTACTAAGTTGCTTGTATTTTTGCTAAATAAAAATATTTCTTTAAAAGAAGTATTTTGAAGGAAGTAGGGGAGGGATTAATATGAAAGTATCTTTAAATGATGTTAGACCAGGAATGTGAGAAAAAGAACCCTATAATTTGGGGGTTCTTTTTTATTTTTAGACTTTTTTATATTTGTACATTAGGTGTGAGGCGAAATCATAAAACTCTTTTGAAGCCATAACTTCTTTAAAGAATTTTTCTACTTCTGGTGTTACCTGTGTAGTGATTCTATAGTTCGCGATTGCTTCTTTTCTCTTCTTTGATTTGTTTTCGTGTTGTTCGCTCATATTCATCAACCTCATTATATTTAGATTCCATACGTGCTTCTTCAATTATTATGCCTGCAATTTCTTTATATAATTCTTCTTTTGAAACAGCATTTCCGTATACTTGAGGAAATATTGCTATAGAATATGGTTTGTCAGGGGGCGAAATTATTCTGCTGATATTTTGTTGAGAATGTTCAAACACTTCTCTCCAATTTTCTTTGGTCAATTCAAGCATTTTGATCACTTTCATTTGCAGGACATTTCATACGTGCTTCTTTTATAATAATATTTGCTAATTCTTGATAAAACTGTTCCTCTGTAACGACATCACCATATACTTGAGGAAATATTGCTATTGAGTAGGGCTTTCCTGGAAAAGTTAATGTCTCTGTCGTATTCTTCTTTGCATGTTCAAAGATTTCCTTCCAATTTCCTCTATTAGTTTTGACCACGATAAAACTCCTCTAATTGAATTTCTCAAATTAATAATAAGGAGAATGGAGGAGGGGGTCTATATGTAAATGATGGTAATAAAAAAGACCTTCAAATGAAGGTCGTTAATTGAATTTCTTTTTTAGTCCATCCATCATATCCGCAGCATAAAAAGATTGTAAAAGTTCATCTACATTGATTTTTTTATCCTTCTTGCTTAGAAATTGATTGATGATCTTTTCATATTCTTCTCTAGTGTTTCCTTCAATTTCTGAAAGGTTTAATTCCTCACCAAAGTGTCTAAGGAAGGCAACTTTTCCAATTTCACTAGCTCTGTCATTTTCAAAATCACAAAAAGCTCCACTAAGTGTAATCAGAAATAATTCATCATCACTATCTAAATTATTTTTCTTCTGAAATTCAACGAATTTATTTTCTGCCATAGTATACGTCCTTTCACAATTATAATAATAAAGCGTCACCAACAATAATGATGTATTCAACAACATGAGCTATACCCTGTGCTAACCCAGCATCCATATGTTTTTTCAATTCTGCATAAACAAGCTTATTAGCTCTTTTAGCTGCTCTGTAAGGTGTATCAACAATGTGTTCAATCTGTTTGATAATCTTGTTTACATTCTTTACTGTGCCTTTTACTGCTTGTTTACCAAACATACTAGATAGCATCCATTGAGCAAAATCATTGTTAGCTAATCCTTTAAGAATTTTTATAGCTGCTTTGATTCCAGTACCTTTGGGGCCGTTTGTAGAAGCTAATGGTTCGTCTGTGTGGTTAATAATGTCGATTGCATTGATTAAAATTTTTTGCTGATCCTTTGGTACATCTCTTAAAGCAAGTTGTTTCTGAAGTTCAGTAGGTTTGTAATTTACAACCAAATCTTCTTTCTGTTCGATCTTCTCTACTGCATATGTAGCTGTAGTTGGAATGAATACTGCTGCTGATATGAGAACTAGCAACATCTTAACAAAAAACTTTTTCATTGGAATACTTCCTTTCTAATCATTTTTCAATAGTGAGGATATCACAAAAAGGAATATATTTTACATAAATTAGAAGAAATAGTCTTTAGATCACATACTATTTGTCATTATTCCATTCGATGTGTTACTAATTTCTTACATCTTGAAAAGGACATATTTACGCATGAAAAAACCACCTACACATCAATGTAAGTGGTCAATTGTCTATCTAATTTTTCATTTATCTGGTTGAATTCATCTTTTACTTCATCACTGAATTCAACAATATTGCATTCAATTTCTTTTAATTGTGCTGAAAGTTCTTGAATAGCATTTAGAATTTGTTTGGTCATTTCAATTTACTCCTGGACATTGCAATGGTTTTGTTTAACGAATTGAAAAAATAAAAAGCAATACTTTTGCTTAGGAGTCTTCCTCGATTATTTCAAGTAAATCATCTATTTCACATTCTAACGCCTTGCAGATTTTTTCAAGAGTGTCAAATTTTATTCCATCTGTTTCTTCATTGTACAGCCTTGTTATACCGTTACGATGAAGTCCAGTTATTCTCGAAAGTTCTGCAATATTGATTCTTCTATCACCCATAATTCTTGATAAATGAACTTTAATCAATAAGTTTACCCTCCTATAATTATTCCCTGTTTAAATTATACACTGCAATGAAAAAATTTAAAACTAAATGTTGACAATGCACATCATAGTGTATACTATTAAATTATAAATAAACACTATAGTGTTAAAAATTACTACTGTGGAGGTGGTTGGATGAACCATATCACAATCGTTCAAACCGAATTCAACACACAAGAAATCAACAATCTTTACTCAGCAATCATCGTTAAAGAAGGTTATGCAGTAGGGGAGTGTGATGGTCAGATTGTTTTAGCTGAAATCATTCAACGAACTGACGGTAACTACGATGAGGGAACAATCTGGTATATAGGAAGAAACGTTCCATATGTAGACTTAGAAACGCTTGCTGAGGTTGTTACACATCTGTTGAAGAAAATCACGCTTTGGGAAGTCTTAATCGATTTGAGGATATTAGAACCGAAGAATCAAGAAACTGAATTTGATTGCATTATCCTTGATCCAACTAAACCAATTACAAAGGGGAAATGAACATGTTAAACAATGTGAATCCAAACTGGAAGCTATCTGTAGGTCAAAGAGTACAAACGTTATACGGACTAGGAACAATCGAAGAAGTACATAGCAATAATCAATATGGAGTAGCTGACGATGAATATAACATGCTTGATGTTTATGATCGTGATGAGTTAGCTGTAGTGGGGTTAAATTAATGGGGAAGCTGTTTAGAAGGTTCATAGATGAGTTACTGTTTGTAACAATCATGAGCATAACAGGACTATTCCTACTGCTCATGATCGTCATTTCTAGCTGATCAGAAAAGTGTTGGCGCACTATCTAATCTGATGGGTTGGTACAAATCCCATGATACCAGCCCATTCTAACTTATTTTTTGTCTATATTCAATAGTTCGTGGGGTAAGTAAAGTTTATCTCACAGCTCTGATTCAAGATGAACCATACTTAACTGAATAGAATCAGTCTATACTCCTGGATCAAGGTGTTGTCTTTAGTGATGCCTATTTTAAGGATAAGACTGTCGTGGAATGCGCTAACACACGTTAAACTTGAAAGGGTAGTGACTCAGCCGATGCGATAAATGAGGATAGGATACCACTGTGCTTCCCTATTTGCACATGTATCTGAAAGGAGAAAGCTGCCATTAAGTGCTGTACGAAGGATGGGTGTATCGTTTCTGACGATGCAGGACAAGCCACAAGTATCAAAACCCAAATTTGGGGGCTGGGAAACTGTTAGGGACACTTGACACAGTAGGTTTGTTTGGGGGAATAACCAACGGCAAATAGGGTGACACATACGGATACCATAAGCTTGATACACTATCAAGAAGATCAGTCGCCTGTCTGAGTTTGTTTATTTTTTTACAAGCAAATTCAGGCAGACAACTTGTCCAACCGTTGTCCATTGCTTTCAACCTATCAAGCCAAAAAGTAAACGACAAGTCAAGACTAATAGTGGAAGAAAATCACGTGACGTCACGTGATATTGGTTTAAAGAGAGTAGTTATAACCGACACCCTATCTGTATGGTAGGAACACTATGACGTTCACCATACTCTTTGACAATTAGTAACAATCTTTTATGAGGTATTTAGGAATTATCAAAGGAAAATAAATGAAAAAACTGGTGAGTATTGATTAACCGTATGATAAAATAATCCTATTGATAAAGGGGTGTAGTCATGAATATAAATACGATTATTTTTGGCGGCGGATTTGCAGTTTGGTTGGTATTCATCCTATTCGGGCCAATAATGGGTGTACCAGTAATGTTTGTATACATGTACGCTATTTTCAATAAAATAACTGGTGGAAGACAAGCACAAAATCAACAGTATGAAGAGTACATTGCAGAATTAGAGGAAGAAAATAGAAGATTAAAAGAGAGACAAAAGTTTTTCGAATGAAATCATTCTTTTAAATAAAGGGGGGAAATAGTTGTTTAACATTTTTTTAGACACACAGGTTTATGAAACAAAACAATTTAATTTTCTTAATAAAGATATATTGAGATTGAAAAGGTTTATAGATGATGGGATTGTTGAATTATTTATAACGCCCATAACTATAAAAGAAATTGAGGATCACATAAGACGAGAAATTCAACATTCTCGTCAATTTATAAATGGTCTTAAAGAAAACGCAAAAATATTGTTAAATTATGAAATCTATAAACCAATTTGGGATCGTCAAACAATAAAACAAGCAGAAATTAAGCTTTTAGAGGATTTTCGCAGATTTTTAGTTGATATAAATGTAAATGAGGTAACAATAAGCGGTACTTACGTGAACCAAATCTTTGAAAGTTATTTTGAAGGCATGCCTCCTTTTAGTTCTAAAAAAAAGGATGAGTTCCCAGACGCTTTTGCAATATACTCTTTATTGGAATGGGCTGAAAATAAAGAACAGGTACTGTATGTAGTTAGTGGTGACAATGACTTTAAAGACTTTTGCTATGATAAACAGAATTTACATCACATTGAATCATTAGAAAAAGTTCTTGATTATATAAACCAACAGGACGAAGTTAAATATCAACTTGCACAAAAACTCTGTGAGGAACAGATAGATGAATTCCTTGAAGCTATAAACGATACCATTGGCAAAGAAGATTTTGAATTCAAGATAGGTGTTTATGAAGTTTATGATGTCGAAGACGTAGAAATAAAAGAATTTACCATTGAAGGGATAGGGGATTTCCCTGACGAATTTTTGATTTTAGAATTACAAGAAAACAAACTTACAGTTGTTATTAAAATTATATTTAAGTTTACCATCGCAATAAGTGAAATAGATCCTACTATGTCTCCTTTCGATTCTGAGGCAGGGATGTACCTCCACATTGAATACGAAGAAAAAGAGCACACAGAAGAAATTGAACTGCCAGTTGAAATTGAATTAAATATCAAGGACTATGAAAATCAAGATTATACAATTGAATCTATTAAGGTCAATAATGATGCAGGATATCTTTATACTGTAGATTCGGAATACTGATAAAGTTATACAGATTTTTGAATAAAAGAAGTACTTCATTTAGAAGGTGATCAAGCTTAATTTGCAGACAGGTAACAGCTCCCTGTCTGCTTATTTAAATACTAATGAAGTTTATAAAAAAGGGTGAGGCATGATGCCAACACCTTATTCGTCGTTCTTTAATTTATAAATTGTCATATATAAAAATAAAAAATGAAAGCAGGAATTAAATGCTAAACATCAAAATTGATGAAGAAGAAGTAAGAAAACTTTACATAGATGAATTGGAGAAACACTTAAATAAGCTCGACAATGAAAAACTGTTTTGGAATACTAAGGAGCTAGAATATCAGACAAGTATGTGTATGAACACTATGCAAAAAGAGTTTTTCTTTGATAAAGATTTCCCAAAAAGGAAGATAGGGAACAAGTGGTATTATCCTGTAGCCCAAACTAAAGAATTCTTATTAAAATGGATTAATAATCAATAAATCAATGGGGCTAATTTCAATATGATTTTGACCACCAAATTGACCACCATTTGACCACCGATGGATAATTTAAGATGAGTTAAGATGAGGGTTCTATCTGTCAAAACGTTGATTTAATAGGGTTAAGAAGCTATAAATTACATATATTAAGCAATAAATTATGTTCCGCACCCAAGTACACCCATGGGAACGCGATCAGTATATGTCTCAGTATTAATCAAGAAACCCCTTGGAGCCATTAGCTTCAGGGGGTTTTTATTTTAATTAGTATATTTTTATAATCGAAAGAGCCACTTCTTATGCAGAAGTGGCTATATGTTATTTACTACTAGAATAACTCAAGATGGCATTTATAATTAAAGTAATCACAGATGCAATCAGTAAAGATATACTGATTGCACCCAATCCTAAACCTTCCCAACTTCCTACGAAAAAACTTATTAATAATAAGATAATACTTATGATGATGAGAATCGATGGTATTCCATACTGTAAAGGAGCATTCTTTCTTTTAAAGATAACAGAAACAACAAGTATAACGATCGTAAGGATAACTGTTAGCAGCCAAAATGATGACATTTATTGACCTTCCTTCTTTTAAAAATATATGAAATTATTTTATTTCCTCATCCATTACTTTCTTATACTTTTCAAATTCAGAATCTTTCATTTCTCCGTTCATTTGTAATAGAAAATTCCCTTTTGAATGGGTGTGAGAGAAGAACATAGATCCAGCATTGCCTAACTCATCATAATAGGATTTCGCCTGCTGTAAATCAGTTTCATTTCCAAATTTAAAAATCCTTCCACCAGCATTTTCACCTAAGGAAGGAATAAGAATTCTTTTTCCTTCTTCTCTTATATTTCCAAACTCTTTTTGTTTAAGATCAGATGGTTTTTCTGCTTCAAGCCCAGCACTTTTAAAAGCTTCAATAATATTGGCTGTCGTGAGCTGTTTTTCATTTGATGCTGCGCTACTGCAGGCTGTTAGCATCATTAAACAAATAAAAATGAATATAGATAATTTCTTCAT